CACAAGAAACTCTAGAAGACGGAGATGTATATTTTATCGGGCAGAGTTTTGAGAAAGGTCACTTCCTTTCGTTTGAATGTGAAGATGAAGCTTTTGATCCTAAGAAGCTTATGTTCATGACTAGTGATTACGATGGTTGGGAACTTGTAACCGGGCTGACATATAATAGCCAAACTCTTGATGATTTGGGTGAACTGTCTACTAGTGGTAAGGGTTCTGAATTCCAACTGATTCAAGTTGAGAAAGAAATTTAATGTCATCTGGGCAGACCTTAGGTCAAGCAAAGTATAACAGAACGATTGCTGGCACTCCTCCCAGTGCTGGTGTGTTTAGACTTGATACAGCTAGGACCCGCAAGGTACATAAAGAGAAGGAAAAGAAGATGGGTTGGTTTAAAAGAAAGTTTGCACAGTGGTCCCGCGAAGCATGGGAAAGCGGACAGAAGGCAGAAGTATATGCTACTGATTCGATAAGACCTCACGAAGGTCTTAACGGCAAGACTAGCGTTCGTTTCACTATTTACCCTGCTTCGGGCGGCTTTGTCATCGAACATTACAAGCAAGACCGCTTTAAAGACGGTGACGGTCCCACTCTCACTATTGTCAACAGTAGCGAAGATATTGGTCAGGCAGTTGAACACATTCTTGCAATTGAGGCACTAAAGGCATAATGGCTAAAGAAAAACTATCAGCAGACGAAAAGTTTGAGAAGATTGATTTTGATCTTTTTGAAGCACTTGCGGCTATTGACCGCAAGGACTATTCGTATTATGATAGATTAACTCCTGAACAGCAAAAGAAGTTCGTGCCCTTCATGTTAATTCATTGGGTCAGTGCTATTAAGGGAAGCGGCGAGTTGCAAAGCTATTATCTGCAAAGCACTGAATACCATGCTAACAAGTATTTCTTTAACGAAAGTGTGCAGAAGAATCCTAAACTACAATGGTTGATGTTATGTGCTGCTAGTCCTGGACTAGGTAAGCAATTTCATCAATGGATTCCGCATATTCGTGATAGAGTTAGTAAGTTGAAAGAATCTCCTAAGACTAAGGAGATAAAAGATTATTACAAGAAAGTCTATCCCAAAGCAAGTGATAGTGACCTAACTGCCATCAGTGAAGTTTTTGTTGACAATCACAAGAAAAAGATGTATATTGCTAATACATTCCCCGAATTAAAGTTTGATGAGATTGAGTTGTTAAGTGAGCTTATTACAGATAAAGACATCGAAGACTACGAAAAAGAACTCGGAAACTAAGTCCGAGTTTTCTTGTGAGTTTTGCAATCGTAGCTTCCAGCGTGAAACTACTTTAATCAAACACCTATGTGAAAACAAGCGTAGATGGCAAGATAAAGATCAGCCTGGCAATCGCATCGGCTTTCAGTCTTGGGTAAACTTTTACATTAAAAATACTGGTACTAAGAAAAAGAAAACTTACATAGATTTTACTAAAAGTGCGTATTATATCGCCTTTGTTAAGTTTGGCCATTACTGCGTTGATATCAAGTGTATCAATGTAACTCGGTATGCCGATTGGTTACTAAAGAACCAAATCAAAATTGATAGCTGGTGCAGCGACACAAATTATACTAAATTTCTTATTGACTATTTGAAAGTAGAAGATCCGTTGGATGCTGTTGCTCGTAGTATTGAATTTACAATAGAATTAGCTAAAACTGCTGGAATACAAAGCAATGATGCATTGCGATATGCAAATAGAAACAAACTTGCATATGCAATTACTAGCGGTAAAATTAGTCCGTGGATGTTGTATCAGAGTGAGAGCGGAGTCAAGTTTTTGGAAGAACTTGACGAAAGCCAGCAGAAGATGATCATTGACTATATCAATCCAGAACAATGGGCTATCAAGTTCAAGCGTAATACTGAAATGGTTGCGCAGGTTAAGGAACTGCTGAATGCCGCAGGCTATTGATACTTACAAAGTAGTTCGTCGCGGTCAGAAATACTGCGTGAGAGTGCGCGGGGTACTTAACACTACCGATTCATTTAACTGGTGTAAAGAGCGTAACATGAGTTACCATGTCAAGCGGCGGTTTAATGTAGGATATACTTGGGATAGTGAAGGACTCTATAGAAGCCGTTGGGACTATGACTTCTTATTTGATGAAAAGAAAGAAGCACTGACCTTTATCCTGGGGTATCTATGAACAAGTACTTTCATATGGATGCTAAACTATTTGATTCGTGGACTGACCTATTGATTGATAAGTCTTACGACTACCGGCAGATTGGCATTTCAAATGAACACTGTAATCAAATATCCGAACCGGAGTACGGTCTACGATTGGTTAACTGGCCCGATAAAGCATTTGAAGTTGTTGACGAACACAAGTATACGATTTTCTTGTTGAGATACCGATGAGATTTTTGTGTAGTGCCGGCTTCATGTCTCCGTTCGTAATTGTTAAGGATTACAACTATTACCTAGCCAATGAACCAGAAATAAGTGAGTGGGCTGATAGATGTACTCCAGGATGGACTCTAACCGGAATGATATTAATGTTTAAAAGCGATCAAGATAGGTTGGCGTTTATATTAAGGTGGGACTGATGTATATGCTGTGCATAAACGATAAGAACAACCAGACTCAATCGTGGTGGTTTAACTTTTTGTTTAGTCTCGGTGATACTGATGTGAAAACAGGATTAAAAAAGTGGGGAGGAAGGGTTGAGTATGATAGAAGTGGATACAGCGACACTATCATGTTTGACAAAGAAGAAGACTTAGTATGGTTTCTATTAAAATGGGCATGATTGACGATCTTAAAAAACGCTGGAAAGGCTACAAAGAGAAACGCTTCCTAGAAAACTATGGTTGCACTACCTGGCGTGAATACGAACGCAAGTATGATCCCGATGTTGGGTTTAGAGCAAGATGGGCGCACACATTCTATTACGGGTACCCTCAGATACTTCCAATAGAACCAAATGGGATCGCACTTTATGGACTAAAATATCATGACCTCATTGATAAAATGATGGAATGGTGTGAACAGAATTGTCAAGGTAAGTGGCGCAATGATTGGCATCGCGGATTCTGGGATGGTCAAGGAAACTACGAACTGAATAGCATTGGCGGTGGCGATATGATGTTCTTTGCATTCAAAGAAGATGCAGATTACATTTGGTTCAACCTAACTTGGCAATGAATTACTATGATGAAAAGAATGGATGGGAACACACTAAGCCGGGTTGGCACGAAGTAATTATCCCAGCTCGACAATTTCGGGAGGCGGTGGACAAACACACTGAAATGTTAGACTGGATATACGATAACATAGGGAAATGTGAACACCATTGCAGATGGCAGTTTGATAACAATAGTTTGCGATACAAGTTTAGATATGAGAGAGATTATATATGGTTCAAACTAACATGGGGCTAATGACAATGCAAGAAGAAATTATTGATGTAGTCCCACAGACTCAGAAGATTAAGAAGAAGATTGCTGTGGATGGTGTTTGGGAAGACAGAATGTTCATTCGCATCCCTACTGGTCCAGAACGCATGGGCCCAGGCGAATTAGAAGTGTGGTGCCGCAAAAATTACGGCGCACCCCGCTATCTTAGTCCTTGGTTCAAAGTATCGGGATATATAATGCTTGACGAAAAAACATATGTGCATTGGAAGTTGTGTGAATGAGTTAACTGAAGGCGAGGGATATCTATTCCTTGAGAACATTATACCTGACGACTTAATTGATAGTATCAATAGTAAGTTAGATACCCTGTATCCTGTTAGAGCAACTAGCTCAGGCAAGACCTACGCAGAAGGTGATAAAATTAAAGACTTGCCTGACATTAGTTATTGGTGGAGTCAGATGGTTATGGATTGGCCAGAAGTAATCGCCGCCAATAATATATTGCTGCCGATTATAGGTGAGCAGCTAGATAATGCTGTATTTTATGCCAGTGACATTGTAACAGTTAATGGTGATACTAAACTGGTAAATCCGCATGTTGACACTCCTCATAGATTCAAGCGATGGAATACAGATGAGCGATTGTTAGGTGTGCAGTGCATCATATCATTGCAAGACACTACTCCTGAAATGGGTGCGACGGGTTATGTACCGAACAGTCATGTGCCGGATTGGGATATCGATTTGTGTTACAACGGCGCATACAACAAATATTTTTGGGACTTCCACGAACAGCAATACATGACTAAGTGCAGCGTACTAATGTACAACTGTAGATTGCTACATTCTAGTATGCCAAATTATTTACCCGAAAGTCGCCCAATGCTCTTGCTTAATTACCTAAACGGTGATATAGTGGAAGATGTTACAAAGCTAGATAATTTTTGGAGTTCTAATGGCTAATCATATTATGATCGATATGGAAACACTCAGTACCGATGTTTCTACAGTAATACTTACAATTGGTGCTGTGCGTTTTGACCCTCGCGGTGTCGGCGTAATTGAAAAACTTGAGCTTCGTCCAACTATGGAAGAACAGACTGAAATTTTCAATCGCACTATCAGCGATGACACGCTTCGCTGGTGGGGCGAACAGAGTCCCGAAGCTATCGAAGAAGCGATGGGCGACCGTGACCGTATCTCTTATAAGGAAGCAATGGAAAAGCTTTATCAGTTCTGCTGGAACCGCGGTGACAAAGTTTGGTCTAACGGATCCGGCTTTGATATCGTGATTGCAGAAAGCGCATTCCGTGACCATGACATGAAGTATCCCTGGCAGTTCTGGAATGTGCGTGATTGTCGCACTATCTATGACCTTGCTGGAGTCTCGTTGAAAGACGGTGGACACGTTACAAGTCACAAAGCAGTAGAAGATGCAGAGCGTCAGGCTATTGTTGTGCAGAAGGCTTATCAGAAGCTTATTCAAGCAGGCATGACTCACATTCGATGAAAATTGATAGTGATATTGACATTGACTTAGGT